AGATGTTGTTATAAAAGAAAATTTAAAAAAAGTAGGCATGATAGATGGCAAACCTGTGTTTGACACTATAGAAGAAGCAGTAAAACATGCACAAAAAATAGGATGTGTTGGTTATCACGAACATGAATATGAAGGTAAAACAGTATATATGGCATGTGAGACACACAATGAAGCAATGGGATTTGAAAAAACAGAATTAGAAAAATTTATTGATGAATATGGCGAGGATATTCCAGAAGATTGGGAAATGATTGATGAAGAAGTGGTGGATGGTGAACACCAAGATTTTGATTTTGAAAAGGAACTAAATAAAATATCCAATGAAAAATTAGAATTAGCATCTACTGGTAGAGCAAATCCAAACGCAAGAAGTAAACAAGATGGATTAAACAAGTCAGGAACTGCATTTTATAAAGTTAGATATGTATATGAGAAAGACGATTTTCTTAAACAAAAAGGAGAAACTAGAGATTTTTGTAGATTAATGATGAAATCTAAAAAAATATATCGAAAAGAGGATATATTAAGAATGGGTAGTAGAGCGGTAAATCCAGGATGGGGACCAAGAGGCGCTAACACTTACTCAATCTGGAAATATAAAGGCGGCGGAAATTGCCACCACTATTGGTTAAGACGTATATACAAAGCGCCAGCATCAGACAATGAAGATGTATATTACAAAGACAATATAACTTCTGATACTTTAATAGGATATACTAAAGCAAGAAGTGAAGGTTTTACTGCAGAAAAAAATGATAACTTAGTAGCAAAACCACCTAAAAGAATGAGAAATAACGGATTTTTAAAATAGATTATGGCATACGTTTTATTTATATCAGAACAAAAATTAAAAGATAGTACAGCAATCAATTTAAATGTTGATGTTGATTTATTATTACCTTTTGTTTTACAAGCACAAAGGCTTTATGTAGAAACAAAGTTAGGTACAGAACTTTATGAAAAATTAGAAACGCTTATTTCAGGCGGTACAATAGGTGATGTGGGTAATGAAAATTATAAGAAATTAGTAGATGAATATATTGGTGATTTTTTGCCTAATATGGCTTTATATCATGCAATTCCATTTTTGCGTTTTCGTGTAGAAAATGGTAATATATTTAGTAAAAGTTCAGAAACAGGTACAGCATTAACAACAGAAGAAGCACAACATTTGCGAGAAGAAGTTAAAAATACAGGTGAATACTTTATGCAAAGAATGATTGATTATATAAAAAACAATGTTAGCTTATTCCCTGAATATTCAACTAATAGTGGTGCAGATGTATCACCTGATTCTAATGCTTATTATGCTGGTATGAATTTAGAAAGACCTATGCAAAAAGGATCAAAATTAACACTACGTGATTTTTTAACTCCTGATATTAGCTACTAATGAAAAGAAGATATAAAGTAAAAGAAACAAATAAAATTAAATTAAGAACTTTTTTGAAAGGTAAAAATAATAATACAAATGAAAGAAGTACAAGACACAGCGCAGGTAGCACTCGCTAATGGTTCTGCAATAGGTATATCATTAGTTGAAGCAAATGAAATACTTACATTTATTTCGCTAACATTAGCAATATCATTTACAATTTATAAATTTATATTATATGAAAAAAAGAAAGCTAAATAGCAAAAACCCTAAATATCAAAAGAAAGAAAAAAAACAAAAAAATGTTTCTGAAAAACTTGTACAAGTTCTTGACAATGGCACAAGAATTTATACAGTCAATACGCTTTAATAAATTGCAATTAAAATATTTTACTTTAAAAGAATTTGATAGTCCTGATGAACCAGGATCAGGTTCTAAAATGAATGAAAAGTTTTTAGAAAAACTTGACTATGCAAGACATAATGCAGGTGTTCCATTTAAAATTAATAGCGGTTACAGGTCTAAACATTGGAACAATAAAGTGCTTAAAGCACGATTAAACAGTTCACATTGTAAAGGTCTTGCAGCAGATATAAGATGTGTAAATAGCAGGGATAGAGCATTAATAATAAAAGCATTATTAGATGTTGGAATTAATAGAATAGGCATTGCAAAGACTTTTATACATTGTGATGTTGATAAACAAAAAGACCAAGACGTATTTTGGCTTTATGATTAAATAACTTTGAATACTAACTAAAACAAAAAAAATGAACGAATTATTAAAAAACTTTCTAATTGGAAAAATTTTAAAATCTAGAAAAGCATGGTACACTATAACAGCTATACTTGTGCAATTCTTACATGAATCATTTGGACTTGATCCTGAACAAACAACTGCAATAATGAACGCTTTAATTGCATTAGTAATAGGTCAAGGAATAGCAGATAGTGCAAAGAGATAATAGATATAGATTAAAACCTCACGAGATAACCGCTTTACAAAGAATGCGTGAAAAAGAAGTGCGCAACATTTTAGTAATTGGCGACTTGCACGAGCCTTTTTGTTTAGATGGTTATCTTGAATGGTGTATTGAGCAATATGAACGTTGGAATTGCAACCATGTAATAATTATTGGAGACTGCGTGGATTCTCACGGATTTTCATACCATGAACCTGATCCTGATGGCATGAGTGCAGGGAATGAATTAAAACTTGCAATAAAAAAAATACAAAAATGGTATAAAGCTTTTCCTAATGCAGATGTTTGTATTGGCAACCATGATAGAATGGCAGCTAGAAAAGCTATGACAGGTGGCATTCCATCAGCATGGATAAGATCATACAACGAAGTTTTAGGAACACCAAATTGGAATTGGGTTGAATCGATAGTTTATGATGATGTTTTATACGAACATGGCGAAGGTGGTCAAGCACAAACAAAAGCAAAGAACAATTTAATGTCTAGCGTCTGCGGTCATACACATACAGAAGCGTATTGCAGATGGTATGTCGGCAAAAGATATAGAATTTTTGGAATGCAAGTTGGTTGCGGTGTTGATGCTAAAACTTATGCAGCTGCTTATGCTAAAAACTTTAAAAAACAAGCAATAGGATGTTCTGTTGTATTAAACAATGGTACACTACCTATTAACCTTCTAATGCCCTTATAATGGCTAAAATCCCTAAATACCCTGATTGGATGGACACTTACAGATTAATAGTATTATATTCTGTAATAATGCTAATTGTCTTTTTACTATCTCTATAAACACTAATCAACATACTTATTGTTAATAACTTTATTAATAATTTTGTAAATAACTTTGTTAGTTTGCAGAATTTTTGTATTTTTGTACCATAATAATCAAGAAAATAATAAAATGACACAATACAAAATAGTAAACAGAACATCAAGAAAAGAACAAATATTAAATTATGATGAATTTATTAGGTTTATGGATAAGAACAGTATGCGAGAATATACTTATATGCCAATTAAATCTAATGATGATAAATTACAAGAAACCTTAAATAATATAACATTAGGTATTTTAGGTTTTTTATTTGTTATACAAGCAACTAAAGTTATAATGCAATGGATATAGATTACAACAAACCTGCAAATTGCGCATTTACAAACAAACCACTAGACAATAAAAAAATAAAGGTTGTTGATTGGTTGCTTAAACCTACACTACAAGCAAGTAGTTCTTATTGTTATGATACTAATCAAAGTACAACTGATTATAAAAGACAAAGTGATTATTATAGGGTAGTTGGCACAGAATTACAACTGTATAATTTATTTTGCTATATGTTACACAACCATGATTGGCAACAACAAGACAGTTGGGTTAAAGAAACTACAAAAAAATATATTAAAAAATATAAAGAAAACAATAATAAACCATTAATAATAAACTTGATATGACACTAATATTAACAGAAAAAAAAGAACCAATTTGTAAAAGGATGAATGATATAAATAGCTTCCAATGTTGTGATGGGGAAATATATTTAAGGGGTACAGATGAACATGGTGAAGATTTTATTATCACTTATGACGCTTATGACTTTTTAAATTGGGTAAACAGCGAACAAGTAGGCTATATAAAAAAAAAATTAATTAAACACATAAAAGAATTATGAGAACATACCCTATATGGAACAAAATAACAGCTTGTATTTACAACAGTAGCAAAAGTTATGGTGTAAAAGATACAGGTGAAAATGAAATATACATTGGCAGTAGTGCAAAAAACTCCCACTTATTTTTACATTCAATAATAACAAAAAGAACTGAAAATACTAAATATGGTAAATGTATTGTATTTAAATATTCAGTTGATAATGTTGTTATTAAAAAAGCATATTTTGACATAGATGCTAGGGGTAATGCCAAAGATTTAATTAAAACAGAAAATAAACTTAACAGTCTTAAAGGTTTAAAATAAATTTATTATTTTTAACAAAATTATTAACATAAAAAAGAAAATATGAAAACAATTGATATACATGGTAAACCATACGTTGAAGTAAATGAACGGATTAAATATTTCCGTGAAGCATACGATCATTGGTCATTGATAACTGAATTTGTAGAATTAACAGAAAATAGGTGTGTAATGAAAGCAACTATTTTAGATGATGTTGGTAGAGTTATTGCAACAGGAACAGCAGAAGAACTTAAAGGTAGCACATTTATAAATAAAACATCATATATTGAAAATTGTGAAACCTCTGCATGGGGTAGGGCGTTAGGCAATTTAGGTATTGGTATTGATACATCTATTGCTAGTGCTGATGAAGTTAATTTAGCTATTGCACAACATAAACAAAAACCAAAAACAAAACCAAAATTAGATGATAAAAAATATGAAGCTATGATAGAAGCTATAGGTGAGGGTAAATTTGATGTTGTTAAAGAAAGAATGAATAATTACAAATTAACTAAAAAGCAACAAACAGAACTTGACAAACATATTGAAGAACAAAAAGAAGAAATGAATATAGCAATTAAACAAGAAAAAGAACTAGACAAAAAGGTTGAAGAATTAGCTATTCATAAAGCGTTTAAAGAATTTATCTAAATGATATAGATTAAAATAAATAATAACTAAAAACAATAATAAAATGAAAGTATTTGGAAAATTAATTAAAAAATTCCCTGTACAAACAGGCGAAACTAAACAGGGTGCGCAGTGGGTAAAACAAAACATACTATTAGAACAGGATAATCAATATAATAAAGAAGTAGTTATATCTTTTTTTGGTGATGAAAAGGTACGCAAATTGCAAGAAGTTGAAATTGGTGAAGAAATGATGGTTTCATGTTATGTATCTAGTAGAGAATATAATGGTAAATGGTATCACAATATTGATGGTTTTACTTATAGTACAAGTTTTGCTAATATGAAAGATGTAAATAAAAATGATCAAGATAATAATAACGATTTACCTTTTTAATTATGACAGACACAGAAAAATTTGATGAAATATGTAATTTGACAACAAAAATGCTCAAATTACCTAAAGGAAGTTTAGCACAAAAAAGTAGAATTAAAGAATTATCATTAGCTAGAGAAATAGCAGGAATGATTGGTTTAAAATATAATATATGTAGAAATGTTATATCAAAAAAATTCAATAGAAATAGAACATTAACATATTATTATGAAAGACATCATTCTGTAAGATGTGATAAAAAATCAGGTTGGGAAGAATATTCTAAAAATTATTTTAAAGTAATGAATGCTTATAGATTAAAACAAAATAAGAAAAAAGTTTTTTTAGAAAATTCTATATTGAGAAATTATTTAAATGAAGCAGGTTTATTTCACAGTTCTGAGGCAACAATAGAATTTATTATAATATCAGGACATTCTAAATGTAAGCTATTATCTGATTATTCAAGATTTAGCACTGATTATGATATTTTAAATAAAATTACAAAAGATTATGATTGTACTTTTAATTGGAAAGAAATATGAATAAACCTAATTACTATTCAATTATACCTGCAGTTGTTAGATATGATAAAAATTTAACACCAAATTCTAAATTATTATATGCTGAAATTACTGCATTATGCAATATGAATGGAAAGTGTACAGCTTCTACTAGATACTTTGCTGACTTATATGGAGTTAGCAGGGTATCTATTCAAAAATGGTTAAAATTATTAGAAGATAAAAAGCATATTAAAAGAAAAATTATTTATAAAAAAGGTAGTAAAGAAATAGAAAAGAGGTACATAACATTAATTAACAAGGTTAGTATAAATTTGAAAACTACCTCTAGTAAACAAAAGTTAACAAATAATAATAATACTAAAGTATACAATAATAATAATATTACATATAGTAATATTGACAATAGAAAATTAAAATTTGAAGAAAGAGTTATGCAAATAACAGATATTTCTAAAGATGAATTACAAGCTTTTATTGATTATTGGACCGAACATAATCCAAAAGGAACAAAAATGAAATATGAAATGCAAAAAACATTTGATATAAATTTAAGATTAAAAAGATGGATTTTTAATTCAAAAGCATGGAATAGAAATAAAAGTTCTAAAATAGATAGTCAATTAAGTGAATATTTAAAAGGAAAAGAATTATTATGAAAATATTAAGTCAAGAAAATATTAAAGATTTATCTACTAAAGTATATGATCTTATTAATTTAACATCAATAGAAATAGGACACCGAACAGATGGTAAAACAATGGCTGCACTTGCTAAAATATTTGCTAATGATTTAATTCAAGAAAAAAGATTTGGCAAATTAACATTTAATCAAGTTCAAGACGCTTTTAGATTAGGCGTAAGATTTGGCAAGGATGAACCATTTTTAAATATTAGAACTTTTTACAAATGGTTGTATGCACATAAAAAAGTAATTGATCAAGCTTATTATGAAGTACATACATTAAACAAACCAAAAGAACAAGTACTTTACTATCAAGAACCAATAAAACTACTAAAATAATGGAAACGCTAATATTTATTAACTTGTTATTATTGTACTTATTATTTAGAAACAACCATAAATACTAAAATATGAAAACAAAAGAAGAAATAAAAAGACTATTAACAAATGATGAAAGATTACGTGATAGTGATGCAAAACTAATTGCAAGATTTTGGACAAATGAATTAAAAAGAAAAAATATAGATACAAAAGATATAACAGCACATGAATTTTTATCAATGTATGCAACAAGCAAATTGCATAATGTTGAAGGACTTACAAGAATGCGTAGAAAAGTACAAGAAGAAAATGAACATTTGCGTGGTAAATTATATAAAGAAAGACAAACGACACAACAAGATAAAATGAAAGCAAAATTAGGATATAATGTTAAAATGAGTAGTGATTATAAAAGATCGAATTATCCAATTCAATGGTTATTTTAATGAAAAAGTCTATAAGCAAATTAAAAAAAGAATTAGATAAATGGTTTAGTTTATATATAAGATTAAGAAATGCAGATTTTGGTGGCATTACTAATTGTTATACATGCGGAAAACAAGATCATTATAAACGCTTACAAGCTGGACACTTTCAATCTAGGACACATACAACAACAAGATGGAATGAATATAACGTCCAAGTCCAATGTGTAGCTTGCAACATGTTCAAAAGTGGTGAACAATGGAAATTTGGTCAGAAATTAGATCAACAATATGGAAAAGGAACATCACATGATTTATACGTTTTATCAAAACAATCTATGAAAATGTCTAGAGTAGACTATGATCAAGAAATACGTTATTATAAAACACTTGTTAATAACTTAAAAACAGAAAAAGGAATAGAATAAATTTTTTTTTAATTTTACGACATGAAACCTCCAATATTTGCTAATCATAAACATAAAGCAATAATTCAGGATTTTTTGACTATGAACAAAGACTTTGTAAAAGATGTTGCAAATGATATAAGATGGCAAAACTATTTAGAAGTTTTAAACGTAGTAATAGAATATCATAATAATTATGGTAAGGGTGCAAGAGAAAATAACTATTGGGATTGGCTAATGATTATACCAATTAATGTATCTATATTAACAAATGGTTTTTTAGCAGCAATAGAAACTAAAACAAATGCTACAATGGTAAAATCTTATAGGGTAGTTTTAAATGAAATGGTGCAAGATGTAGTATCAAAGATAGAAAAATTAGAACCAATAAATGAATAAAATTTATCAAATAATATCACAACTAACAGATAATTTTACAGAAATATGTTTTGGTATTACAAATGATAAAAACATTATTGATGATGCAGTACAAGAATTGATGTTATATTTTATGCAAATGAACCAACAAAATTTGAAATCAATATATGAAAAAGATGGGGAAAAAGGTTTATTAAAGTATGGTGCAGTAGTTTTAAAAAGGTCATTAACAAGTCCAAGAAGTCCATTTTATTATAAGTATAAAAAATACTATACTCATATAAATATTAATTATACAACAAACAATACATTCAACAATTTACAAAATTTACCTGAAAAAATAGAAAGGAATTATAGTCAAGAAAAATTAGAGCAGATAGATAAAGTATTAGATAATGTTTATTGGTATGATAAAAAAATATTTGAGTTGTATTATTATGAATCTAATACACTTGATTCTTTAAGTAAAAAAACAGGTATTAGTAGAAATAGTATATTTAACACAATAGACAAAGTTAGACAACACATAAAAGAAAAAATAAATGAATAAATTTTTTGTACCTAATAATGTTTATAATGATAGAATATCTATTTGTAAAAGTTGTGAATTTTTTTTTAGTTTAACAGGGAATTGCAAGGTGTGTTTGTGTTTTATGAAAATAAAAGCAAGATTAGCGCCAATGGAATGTCCAAAAAAATATTGGCAAAAAACAACAGAAATAGAAACACCTGATGAATTACCTGATGAAATAATAAATGAAGTATTAGATTTATGGAAAGACTTAAAAACAGGTAGGGCAAAAGATCAAGAAGCAAAGGCAAAAATGATAGAATTATACAACACAATACATATGACTAATTACAAAACAACAACTAATTGTGGTTCTTGTATTAGCACTTGTTTTGATGCAATAAAAAAAATATATAATAAATATAAAAAGGGTTAAGGCTAATATAAATTAATAATTCAGCGGTTATACTTTGTATAAGTCAGGCACAAATTGAAAACAACTTAGATAAATTAATTAAATAAAAAACGTTCTTTACAACTTTCAACAATGTGCCCCCTTTTTTTAAAATTTAAAAATGATTGAATTTATAAAACATTTAACAGGATTATGTGGTGAACCACATCCAAGTTTATTGACATTATTATTTGGAACACCAATATTTGGATATTTATATTACAATTTTAAAAATAAAAAAAAATGAAACAGATCCCAGATTATTATATAGGCAAGACATATAAATATGAAGCCAGAAAAGTAATAGAAGATTTTCAAGCAGATAGCTACAATATAGGAACAGCAATAACATATTTATTAAGAGCAGGTAAAAAAGAGGGCAACCCTATAATACAAGACATACAAAAAGCAATTAACCATTTAAACTTTGAACTAGATAGGTTAAATAACGAAAAAAAAGAGTACCCTAGAACAGGGGCATTAATTTCAGGTGGTAAATTATGATTAAATATATATGTAAATGTGGCAAAGAAACTAAAGAGTTGCAAAAAGCCACTATAAAAATAATTGATGGTAAGGTTAGAACAGTACAAGCAGTTTGCAGTTGTGATAAATATATGCAAGAAATAGAAAAAGATTTTAATGGTTTTCCTAGTCTTATAAGAACAGAACCATCATTAAATAAAAAAAAAAGACATAATAAACTTTGGGATGGTGCAAAAGAAAGACTGTTAGGTGAACGTGGAATAAATGATGACTTTAAATAAATAATATAAATATCTATTATATAATATGAAACAACAAGTTAAGTTATACAAAATAAAAGGAAACCCTAACAATCCTAGAATTATTAAAAATGATAAATTTAGAAAATTAGTTAAATCTATTCAGGAATTTCCAGAAATGCTAGAAAAAAGACCAATAATAGTAGATGAAAATTTAATGGTTTTAGGTGGAAATATGAGGTTAAAAGCAAGTAAAGATGCTGGATTAAAAGAAGTTTGGATAGATATAGCAAAGGGTTGGACACAAAAACAAAAAGATGAATTTGTAGTAAAAGACAATGTAAATTTTGGTGAATGGGAATGGGATATGTTGGCAAATGAATGGGATAGTGTACAACTTGCTGAGTGGGGGTTAGATGTATGGGAAAATGAAGATGACTTAGAACAGTCTAATTTGAAAGATATGTCTGATAATATTACTGAAGAATATAAAATAGAAATAGAATTAACATCAGAAAGAGAACAAGAACAAGTATATAATGAATTAACAAAAAAAGGATACAAATGCCGAATTTTGACATTTTAAGAGAAAGTAAACCAAAAAAAACATTTAGGGTTTCTTCAGTTATGGGAAAATTTGATTTACAAACTGAACATATTAAAGAAAATTTTAAAGGTAGTATAGATATGCCTGAAAATTGGAAAATAGGATTAATAGTTGGTAATAGTGGAACAGGAAAAACAACAATAGCAAAAGAATTATTTAAAGATTCTTATGTTACTAATTTTAAATATAAAGAAGAAAGCATTTTAGATGATATGCCAGATAATGTATCAGTACAAGATATAACAAAAATATTTAATAGTGTTGGCTTTAGTTCACCACCAAGTTGGTTAAAATCTTATTCAGTTTTGTCTAATGGTCAAAAAATGAGAGTAGACCTAGCAAATGCATTGTTAAAAAAAGATAAATTAATAGTATTTGATGAATTTACATCTGTTGTAGATAGAAATGTTGCAAAAATAGGTTCTTATGCTATGCAAAAAGCAATAAGAAAATCAGACAAACAATTTATTGCTGTTACCTGTCATCACGATGTACAAGATTGGATATTACCTGATTGGGTATTTAATACAGATAGTATGACCTTTCAAATACTTGAAGGGCAAAAAAAAAATAGACCAAAAATCAAATTTGAAATATTCAAAACAGGAGATAAGTCAATATGGAGAATATTTGCTAAACACCACTATTTAAGTCATAGTCATAACAACGCGGCACATACTTATGTAGCATACGTTAATGAACAAATAGCAGGTTTTATAAGTGTATTACATTTTCCACACGCAAAAGTAAAAAATATTAAAATGGTACATAGATTAGTAGTTTTACCTGATTTTCAAGGAATAGGCATTGGAGTAAGATTGTTGGAGTTTATAGGTAAATATTATATAAAAAATAATTATAGATATAGGATAGTTACATCTGCTCCGAGTTTAATGTTTTATTTTAAAAAATCTAAAGAATGGTTTTGTAAATCATTCGGAAGAAAAAAAAATCACGGAGGAAATTTAAAAATTGGTAAGTTTGGAAGTCAAAATAGAATAACAACAAGTTGGGAATATAAAATTAATTATGGACAAAAGTAGACACATAAAAAAAGAAGCAATGCTACAAGCATTAGAGAACAGTTTAGGAGTAGTAACAGTTGCTTGTAAACAAACAGACACACCAAGAAGCACATATTATAAATGGTTAAAAGAGGATAAAGAAT